ACGCCTGTTTTTCTCCCTGCTTCAATACCTGCGTTAACCGCTTTTATTATTGCAGCTTCAATGTTCAACTCCTTATCCCCTCCTGTCCAATCCCCTAAATCTAGGCTCTCTTTCTGCTCTCCCCGTAATACTGCAGGTGCTTACATAAGCCGCTAGGGTTCTTCTGCTTTTCGGGATTAGTGCACCCCTTTTCCATCAAGACCTTCTTCGATAAATCAATTCCTAATAGCCAGCAATAGGCAACTGGCGCTGGTTTCTTTTGTTCAATCACCCCGGCATATCTTACACCTCCGTGAACCAAAGTTCGGGGTACCTGGCCAGGAGTAACTTTTTCTTTAATAGATACTCCTTCGTTCGGTAACCCTTTGTATCAACAATCTCCACCCGGCCATCCGGATAGATTACTTTAAAATCTGCAATGTACTTGATCTCCCTAACCTTTTTGCCGCCACGCCTGTAGCCTTCCTGGATAATAAACTCTGGCTGCAGTTCAAAACTAACAATCTCCCCAGCCCTTAAACAAAGTTTCAGTTCTCCATAATATTCAGCTTCTCGTTTACTTGCGAACCGGATTCCGTCCACAATTGTCCTACTGGCATTATATTTATGTTTCTTGGGAGGCGGCCCGGGGTACTTATCCCCGAGCAGCTTCCGAGCTTCTTCCTCAGAAATCCGGACCATCTTCTACTTCACCACCCGGAGATTAGACTCTGGGAAAAGCGTAGGCGGCCCCTGTATGCTGTCCCAGTTGGTAATAGAATCATCCAGCAAATCAGGGATGCGTGCCCTGGTATTTGGCCAGTTAGCCCCCAACTTCTCAATCATGTTTATAAAATCATCAATGTCATGGCCCACTAGGTCAATCTTCGGGGAATCACCATCCATGGTCAGCTGAATGTGCCGTAACTCATGATAAATGACTGCCACGATCTGTTCCCTGGACATTCCCGCCACGTTTTCTTTAAAGATCTCAATCATGTATTCGAATTGCTTCCCGGTCATCTGTTGGATGATTTGTTCCCAACGTCCTGGGATTTTACTTATTTGAGCGAAAACCGTCTTATGGCTTTTCTTTCTCTCATCCTCAGTATTTTCAACAAACAGAATGTTCTTCACAGGAGCATATTTAAGTTCCGGGAACTTCTCAACCAATTTCTCTGCAATTGGCCGGTAATATTCGTTGATAAAGTACTTCCCACTCCATTCATCCACTACAACAAGGTTCCTGGCTTGTGACATATAAAATCCCCCTCTCAATTACGCCCTACTTTGTGTTCGTTTTGACCACACACACTATCCAGATTGCCTTTTTAGTTCTTCAAGTACCTCAGGCGGTACATAAAACTCATAGGGTCCTCCTGGCGGTGAAGCCCTGTTTTTAAACTGCTGACCAGCAGCTTGTTTCTTTTGTTCTTGGTGCCGCTTCTCAAGATCCTCCACATCCTGAACACACTTAACTCCTTTGTCATTCCAGTTGGTAAGGATCCCGCTGATGTACTTACACGATCGGTTATTACCCAAGACAGCTATGTCCAAGGCATGCTCTATTAACTCAGCACTATGCTGCTCCAACCAGTACTGTATTCTTTCTGCCTCTATAGGGTTCAAGGGCCTCCCAAAACCTTTTTCAAATCTTTCAACAACCTGACGACTACGACTTTCAAGTTCTTCTGGGTTGAATTCTGATTCTCGATTCTCGGTTGGAGGGGTTGTAGTTATAGTTGTAGTTCCGGTTATAGTTCCGGTTATAGTTCCGGTTCCGGTTCTACTACTACACGCCCCCTCTTTGTCCGGTACTTGTCCGGTACATGTCGTGGGCATGTCTTTTATTTGATAATAACTTTTATTCCGCGTGTCGCCCTTGACCCATATAACCCAGGGTGGTAGGGGAATACTTGCCTTTGATGGTGGTGTTGGTTTATCAAGAGTCTGATGCTTGTGAAAATTAACTAAAAACAAATATGATTTACCATGCTCCTGGTAAGGTATTAATTTACCTTCATCTATCATTTCATTACGCCATTGGTTAATAATTTCTACGTTAATATCAGAATCCAGTGGAGAGGGGAAGAGGTTAATTTTGAACGCAAAGGGACTATCTTCTATGCATCCACTATCGTCGGCCAGTTGCGCTAATCCTATATAAAAAACTCTCTTATCCCTAGTCCATTGAAGTAAATCCGGATCTGTCCAAAACGTAGCCTTGATTTGACGATTATGTAACCTCAACCTTCCTCTCCCCCTTAAACTACTCCTCTAGCAATCCTGCTTTAACCCTGGATGCAAGCTGCTCATCGCTGGCCCGCATCCAACACCAGCCCTCAGGCTTGTCCTCAACGCACTTAACCTTAAATTTACCCCTGATCTTTATCTGGGTACAGAACGGATCCTGAGTCTTATATGTCATACTGCTGCCTATTCTATTCCGCCTCTCTGGCTGCCAGTGGGCGCAGGTACCGCAGCATTGTTCAATTACACTCACACCCTACCCCTCACTTCCTATTCCTAAAACATTGCCACTTGATAAATTGGCTTTTGCTTTTCCAACCTTAATAAATATCTAACTCTTGCCCTTTGCTCCGCTTTTCTATCGTTGCCAGGGCTTAAACGAGTCTGCTTGTCCCTAAATTTATATACCCACCAAACACTGTCCACGCTTTCAAAAGGAAATTGCGTTATTATTTTGGCATTCGTGATCCCCAGTGCATGGAATCTGCCTTCTGGGTGCAGGCTAAATATTTGTCTAAACCACTGCTCTTTTACGGTTGTAGGTTGTCCTACGGTCCCGCCCAATCCAATTAAGGAATATTTTGCAACTAACATCTCCAGTAGTTCCATTGGTTCTCCAAAATGGAATACCGGTATCGGGCCAAATCCTGCCCGCTCCATGGTCCTTTGGTTCATCGCTGTTGTTTCAGGGTCTCCAATTACATCAAGATTGAAATAGGTTTTTATATCGTTCTTCTTTAACCAGGACATATAACTATCCAACTGTAAATCTAGTCCCCGCTTCCACATTGAAAAAGCGCCGCTATCGGCTATAATCTCAATCCCATATTGCCGATACAATTGCCAACAAGTCTCAGTTGGTGGTTCTGCAAAACTAATCATCACCCGCTTACCACAGGCTGATGCGAGCGTATGGATTGCATTAGGCCTCTCGGCGGCTCCGAAGTATACTACCACTACTCTAATATCCTTACTTCAATCGTTCTTCTTCCCCACTGAATTGCTTGATAATCGTCCTCCATATATATATCTAGTTTGTTGCCTTTGATTGCTCCCCCAGTATCTTCGATTACTCCATATCCATAACCCGGAATATAAACCCTTGTACCCATCGGTAGTACTCTTGGATCGGCTGCTACAGTTCCAACCTTAGGCCAGGTACCGGAAGTAGTTTTTTGACCAGTCCATGTATAGGCTGTAACCTCAAATATTACTTGCTGGCTTCCCGTGCTGCTCCTACTTCCTTCGGGATTGTCAGTACGTCTCCGGGCCGGAGATACTCCCCCAGGTGGTTCACCTTTTCTATCTGATGTATAACCTCCCGGGGATCCTTATTTGGACAGTTTGTCTCTGCGATACTCCAGAGGGTCTCGCCCTCCCGGACGGTAATTTCCGTTTGTATAGTCTCGGGCTTGTCCGCTTGGTGTATTAAATAAGCCGATAATAAAAGCATGGCTGCGATAACAATTAAGACTAATCTTGCTAGCCCAGGCCTTGAGCCTATAATTGGTCTTTTCACTAGGTCCCCTCCCTTTGCTTGGCTACTCAGCCTCCCATGCAAAAAGACTAGGTCAGAGCTGTTAAGCCTGACCCTGGCCTTCAAAAAACATATCAATCGGGTCTGCTCCCTGTTGTTCCTTCTCTTCAACTACAGTAGCGGTAGTATCTACCGTTGTAGCTCCGCTGGATGGTCCATCGTCCGTAGAATTGTCTACATACTCATAAGTCCCGTCCTCATGCAGCAATGTATCGTCACGCTCAAAGGCCGTCTGCAATTCGATTGACATAATACCCCACTTGCTGATGATCTGGCGCAGCATGGTCTTGTATGCCATTCCGTCAAAGTCCTTATACCAGAAGGATGAATATTTCCAAAGATCCTTCTTCGGTATCTTGCCTTCGAGCAATTGCTGGTAAGAGTCGGCGCTAAAAGCCGGACTGTATTTGTCGGCATGAAGCATCATTTTCTTTCTACTCCAGTACATTGCTTTTCTAAATCCGTTCTGATACTCAAACATTGCATAATATCCGATAGTAGGAGCTGATTCCCTCGCTTCTTCGTCCTCAATAATGACTGCCTCAATAGTTTCATTAAGAGGGTCAAATCCCTGTAATTCCCCTTCTTTAAGAGCCAAAACATTAATTTTTTTGTAATATCCGGAGCGGATTGCAAGTTGAATATAGCCCTTATATCCCAGTTGGAACTGTGCCGTGATGCTCACGACATTTCCTTCTTTGTCATATTTCTTGTACGGAACCATGTAATACTGTCCAAGTTGTGGGCTGGGGGAAAGCTTAAGGCTCTCCCCTAACAAGGCAGCAGAAAAAATGGTTGAATGATCGCATTCGGCAAGCGCAGGATTCACAGATACAGCAGATACTATCGAAGCTATAAACCGCTGGCCGTCCTTAGCCCCGATCATCTGATTAATCCTGTTCTTTATGGCATCCTTCGTAAGATACGCAGATATATTCTGATGATTGGCCTGTTGCTGTTGAACCAGATTATTTTTAACTGCCATTCTCCTAAACCGCCTTTCTATCTTCTTCTGGTTTTCCGTATTTAACGCCGTTGGTAACAAAGAATTGCCTTAAGGATTTTAGTTGCTCTACAGTGGCCCAAACTCTAAAGTCCACCATATAAACTTTTTCTTCTTGCTTGGGTGTCTGAGCTGGTTCTAGCTTGATAGGTTCTTGCTTAGGTGCCGAAGCAGATACCGTTAATGGCGGCTGCTCCTTCTCCCGCTGTTCTTTCGCTCTTTGAGCCTTTTCCTGCTGAAGTCGTTTGTGTTCGGCTATTTTGGCTGCCTGTTCCTCGAGTCTTTTTTTCTCCTGTAAAGCAGCGGTCAGATCGAAGTTCTTCAAGTAGGTATCCTTGATTTGTAGTTCATACTTGGATTTCAATTCATTGATAACTTGCAGGTCACTTTCTACCTTGCAAAACAGGTCCATGATTTCCTTCTCAATATCCGCGCCCTTGTAAGTAGCGTTGAGCCACTTCTGATTGAATATCCGATCAAACGGTACCAGGTCAGCTAATTCTCCAACCCTGTCAGCGTAGAATGTTTTAATGCCTTCCAGTTTTTCATCCTTCTTGATCTGCTCGTATGCTTTGACCTGACTGTCTATTGCCAGAATGGGCTTGTCGATCATGGCAACTATATCTTTTATCTTGGACTCAAAGTCCTCATATGGCTTCAGGCATTGCTTTTTAATCTCTTTGCGCCTAGTTTCGATGGCATCCTTAAACTTGTTGAGGCTTGCCCGGTCGGTTTTGGCCTCTTTAATGTTTTCCTCGCTATACACAAGGCCGTTGTACTTTTCGAGCCTGATCGCCAGTTCCTTTTTTATTTCCTCATCATTAAATTTAATATCCGTTATAAATTGATCGTCAGTAGGCTGGTATATGATCAATTCCATAAAACACATTCTCCTTTCTTATATCGGGGGCAGTACCAAATTAGGCTTTTTATCCTTTTCAATGTACTGCCAGAACTCAATTTCTTTGGTTAAGAGGTAATCCAGATCGTCCTGCACTTCTGCCCGTTCGATTGTGTAATGCCTTGTGTTAAGTCTGACCTCATCGCCGTAAACGGTTTTTAGCTGCGCCTTTAATATTGCAAAATCCCAACCGGTAGCCAGCAGGTAATGAAGCACTTGAATGTAGTAGTTATCAGGTATTTTGTCATTCCACTTCTTACGGTGCATTGAATTGAGTAGCTCTGTAGTTTTAATCTCGAGAATACCTTTCCGGCCAGTTTTTAGTTCAACCAGTTCACCGTCAAGGGTTCCGGCTATATATGGATATTTATAATGGCAAATAACCTTGTAGTCCTTATTAAGCGAAACCCCATATTGAGGATGGTCTAAGGCGAATAATGCAGTTAGATATTGTTCGGCCTGGATGCCATATTGGACATATGGCTTGTAACCTATGTCTTCCGGAACGACTCTGCCGGTTTTCTCCTGCCAAACCTCAATATTGGTTTTATAGGGATTCAGGCCTACAATGGCCGAGGCATCAGAGCCGCCTAAAAAGTACTTCCTGTTCTGCAACCATTCTTCGCGGCTCATTTCTTGACTCTTTGCCAGGGCTAAAACCGTCATGTTTTTCACCTTCTTGCTGTTGATTAAGGATATTTTCGCGGTTAAGATTATCAGCAAATTCTTCTTCCCAAGGATCGAACTCAATTTCAAGGCAGCTAGTCATTTATGCCGCCTGCCTCACCATTTTTTTCAATCTATCTTGTAGAATGAACATATAGCCAATCATCCTACCAACCAGCAAAGGATAAAAATCTTCACTCCGGTTTTTCTGTGATAAACTTTCATCCACTTCATCTATGCAATCTTCGATTTTCATTAATATTTCTTTTAATTGCTGTTCCATGAGTATCCCTCACTTTCTATTTATGGCCCCCAACCGTCCAACGCCAGTTGAGAGCCGGATGTTGATTTCATATAAATACAGTTACTCTAACATTTTGGAATATTTCCGCCGAATCAAAACATTCATAACCCTCGGCCTTTTTGTATTTACCATACGGCAAACCTAAACAAGGACTTATTTTATTAATGACGGCTTCTGCTTTTTCTCCTTGGTGATGAATGTGAATACTTATTTTAGGATCTGCGCCAGTAGCTTCCTTGATTGCATTAATAAATGCTTGGTAAGCTTCTTTGATCTGGTTATCCACTCTATTTCCTCCTTTTTTTATATGGCCCTCAACCGTCCAACACCAGTTGAGAGCCGGATGTTGATTTCAATTGAATAACTGTTTAAGTTCCAATCTACTGAGTAAATCACTGACCGCTTCCAAATCACCTAGTCGACCGCCAAAGTCTACTGAGTAAAATCCGTCTGAACATTCATAAATAAAAAGGTTGTATTCTTTGCCACCTATATCTACCTTTGCGGTAGTAAGTTCACTAGTCTGAATTACGTTCTCAATGCGTTTTTTATCCATTGTTATCTCCCTAAAAGATTTGTTATAATGAAGTTGCAAATTTTATCTGGCCGCTTCGAGCGGTCTCTTTTCTTTTCTGGTATATAATACTGCCAGGGCCGCCCCTATTAACTCCTGCAGTTCTGTTTTAGTTTTTTCCCACATAGACATCTCGGTACTATCAACTTCGCCGTCGCACGCTATGGAGATCAGGTCACCTTCTATGATTCGCATGTCTCGGCTTTCCTTCTGTAACCTAAGAACTGCCCTGGGTAGCTCATCCAGGCATATGCCAGGAAGAAATCGTCTACCGACCTCGGTGTTATGCTTTAAATGCAGGTAGGCCAACTCGGGGGCGTTATAAGTCTCAATCATCCGACAAACAACATCGTCCCCTGGGATAGTACGTCCGGTTTCATAGTCTGATAGCGACCTGGTTGAAATATATAAATGTTCAGCTGCAGCTTCTTGGTTCATTCCTGCATTATCTCTGCTGGTTTTATAGATGTTTTTACACTCCTTCTTCATTCCGTCTCACCTCCTCCCATGTGATAATAATGGTATAAACCTCTTCCCCTTCACCCCGGCTGCTTGGCCAGGTGGCCGGGGTGTTTACCCCCTCCCTTTAGGCTGCCGGTGGCTTCTTGTCACCTAACTGTTTAATCTGCTTTAGTAGTGCTCTCCTATAACCAGGGGCGGCTCTTTTCGCTGCTTCAGCGACTCTCTCTGCATCTGGTATGATGATGACTTCCACACTTGTGGGGCTTGACATGTTCGATTCACGTTTTGACATTTTATATCACCTCCATTGCAGGAATTTATTTCCTCCTCGTTTAATTTAATAGCTACAACACCATTCAATTTTATGAGGAGGACTTACTATGGCTGATATTGAAGTTGGCTTTACACAATTCATCGATTTTACACTTAAACGCGATGTCTCCAGAGTTAACTATGTCCGTAAGGTTAAAAACCAGGAAGAGTACAACCCCGCTTTTGATTTTTGGCGTAAGCTAAGAGAAGAAATTAAGCGTATTCATCAGACTGGAGACGATATAAAACTTCTTGATAACCTTCTTCGAGATTTGACTGAACGTAAGATCAGTCAGTATACACATGCTATTGAACAATACAAAAAATTCTGTCGTGGCAAAGATATTAAATGGTTTGATGTTGGCCATTCTTCATGGATCTATGATCGTTTACTAATCCGTTCCACCCCTGAAATGGGTTTGAATATTGATGGTCATCCATATTTGATAAAGATGTATTTCAAAGAACAAAAAGAAAAACTTGATACCCGTAGAGCTCAATCCTTATTAACTTTAATGAATGACTCAATAGCATCTATAGAAATTTCAAATATTAAACATGCACTATTGAATATTAAAAAAGGTAAGCTCATCCCACTTGAAAAAACTGTGGATACTCAAATGAAATTAGCTCTAGAAGATCAGGCCCAAAGCTTTATTCATCTTTGGGATAAAGTCTAATTTGATTTAGTCATCAGCCAACTCCGTCATGATCTGAGCGCAGTTCTCGCAAATCCATTGATCATTTTCTAATGCAAGAATTGCGTTCTTTTTCTTGCAGACAACACAAATGTGCTTTTTCATACTTCACCTCCCTCTTTTCAAAGAACGTTTAACTCCACTTCACCATAGGTATTACCCGCAGGTGCCGGTAGAGTTAAGTCTTCCTCTAAGAGTTCCAGAACCGAAACTCCTAATCCATTGGCAAACAAGGGGATTTCAGCTCCGGTTACCCTACGTTTCCCTGCTTCGACTTTACAGATTTTGTCATGCGATATTCCCGTAATTTCGGCTAGTTCAATCTGACTAATGCACTTGGATTCCCTAATAGCTCGAATTCTTTTTCCTATCATAGTTATCACCTCATGGTTGCGACTTGCGCAACCTGTTTTTATTATTGTAATATGCGCAATTCGCAATGTCAAGACCATGTTTGCGATTTTGGCATAATTAATGTTTCTTTTTTCGCAAACCGGATATACTTGTAATTAGGAGGGTAAGGTAAAAGATGGAAAATATTACTGCTCAAAGAATTAAAGAGGAACGTGAAAGTAGAGGCTGGACCCAGGAATATTTGGCTGAACTACTCGGTTTACGCGACTCAAGTTATATTTCAAAGATTGAAAAAGGCAAACGAAATGTAACGCCAGATGAAGTGGTAGCCTTAGCGGATATTTATAATTGTTCTGTTCATTACTTACTAGGAACTACCAGTGTTAAAAATGTTATTCAAATCAATAATCCAGAGAAATTGGAAACTGCTCCAACTGATAGTCTAACTATTAAAGTCAGCCACCTTCCCATACTCGGAACCATTCGAGCCGGGCTCCCGATTCTGGCCGATGAGAACATTGAGGGTTATCTTGATGTGCCCGAATCTATGCGAGCTGATTACGTTCTACGGGTGGTTGGTGACAGCATGATAGGAGCCGGTATACTAGATGGAGACTATGCTGTTTGCAGGGAAAGCCAAGAAGCTAATTCCGGACAGATTGTTGTAGCTATTAAGGATATCGATACCGGGTACTCGGAGGCCACATTAAAATATTATTATAATAATGGTAATGGATATGGTCCATTGCTTCGACCAGCCAACCCAAATTACTCAGAATTATCTATGAGTGATGGGTACCGGATAGCAGGAGTCATGGTAGCCCTGGTTCGCCAGGATGCTCCCGGGTATCAGGTGTATAAAGACTACCTGGCAGTAAATGACTCGGAAGAGTGGACGGAAGTTATAGAACTAGCAACTGAAGCAGGTCTGAAGGTCAACCAGGTAAAGGAAATCTTATCGGGACAGATCGAGATTGCCAAAAAATTACGAGGTTAACAGAAACAAAATATAAATATTGCCATATTTGATTGATGTATTTCTAGTATTTTGGAGGCCATTTAGGTAAGCATTAAGATTTACAAAAGCCATTATTTAGGTATATATTAAAAAAATGATAATGTATGATGACGAGCTAAAATAGGCACAGAATTGTTTCCATTTCATTAGGTAAATCTAATAAAGTCCTTAATATCGGTACTTTCAGAGCCTGAACAAAATCAAAAAATAATTTTTTCGAAAAAACTGCTGCATGTGCAGCGGTTTTTTTATTTTATTGTAATTACTTTTATATTTATTTTTATTGTTACTATAATAATTAGTTTTTGGTATAATATAGCATATTTAATGAAAGGTAGTGGGAGCCTTTGAAACCAAAAAAAAGATTAAATGAGCTATTTACCGCACCTGCGACCGATCTTTGTAGGGGTAAGGCTCCTTCCTTGTTGAGAGAAATGCATGAAACAGGTAAAGACTTGATTGTAATAAAAAATAGCAAACCGTATGCAGTTGTATTGTCTTACCAAAAGTATATTGAATTGACGAACGAGGAATAAATTATGGAGGTTAAGATTATGAACTTGAATGAAATTTTTAAAAACACAAATTATGATGATACTCTGTTTTCAGAAGAAGCCAAGCGCACTCTTCAAGAAAAAATAGTAATGAAAAATATCCGTGGAATTACTTATCCCTATGTTCAGTGTCTAATTCGCAAAAAAGATATAAAGTTAACTCCTGAAGAAGCCGTTCGCCAATTGTATATTGATAAACTCATTAATGACTATAAATATCCTGCTGGCAGGATTCGGCTTGAAACACCTATTTATTTTGGCAGAGAGGTAAAACGCGCAGATATAATCATTAACGATAAGGACCGCCCTACCGTTCCCTACATCATAATCGAGTTGAAGATGCCCAAACTAACTGATGGAAAGGGGCAATTGAAATCATACTGCAACGCCACAGGTGCGCCTATCGGAGTATGGACTAATGGCGAGCAAGTTTCTTGCTATAATCGCAAAGATCCCAACTATTTTGAAGCAATTACGGATATTCCAACGGCTAATCAAAAACTGTCAGATATTATTAACGAAAAATTCACATATGAAGATCTTAAAAAAATTGATAAAATTCAAAATCAGAAAAGGTCGTTGCGCGATTTTATCAAGGAAATTGAAGACGAAGTGTTGGCAAGTGCAGGGGTTGATTCCTTTGAAGAGGTTTTTAAACTAATTTTCACTAAACTGTACGATGAATTGATTTGCGCAAGAGATAGGAGTGCCTATTTGCAATTTAGAAATGGTGGGGGTACAGATTTCGAATTAAAAGAAAAGATTCAAGATCTGTTTGATGATGCAAAAAAGAAATGGAAAGGCGTATTTACGGAAGATAGCAAAATCCTATTATCGCCTTCACATTTAGGGATTTGTGTTGCTTCTTTGCAAGATGTAAAGCTCTTTAATAATAATCTTGACGTTGTTGACGATGCTTTTGAATATCTGATGAGTAAAGCACAAAAAGGTGAAAAAGGTCAATACTTTACCCCTCGTTATGTGATTGATATGTGCGTCAAAATGATGAATCCGAGTGAAAAGGATTATATTATTGATACCGCTTGCGGTAGCGCTGGGTTTACTGTTCACAGTATTTTTTATGTATGGAAATCTATCCGCCGATCAAAGGGATTGGACGAAGGAGAGGATTATACTGCCGACCAGAGAACAAATGAGGAAATTAACTATGTTCGTGACAAGGTATTTGGAATCGATTTTGACGAAAAAACAGTCCGCGTTGCAAGAACTCTAAACCTTATCGCCGGGGATGGGCAAACAAACATCTTACATTTGAACACTTTAGATTATTCTCGTTGGGACGAAATCACAAAACAAGAAGATTGGAACGATACCTATAATGAAGGTTTTTATAAGTTGAAAAAGATGCGTCCAAAAGGCGCAAAGGACTATAGTCAATTCCAATTTGACCTTGTTATGGCTAACCCACCTTTCGCAGGAGATATAAAGGAAAATACAATTATTTCCCACTATGAGTTAGGCAAAAACACTCAGGGTAACTGGCAGAAAAAAATAGGCAGAGACATTATGTTTATCGAGCGCAATCTAAATTTCCTAAAATCCGGTGGAAGAATGGCAATCGTCTTGCCTCAGGGTAGGTTAAACAATTCCAGTGACAAAGCGATTCGTGATTTCATTGCTGAGCGTTGCCGCATACTTGCTATTGTAGGCTTGCATGGTAATGTATTTAAACCACATACAGGTACAAAGACCTCCGTTTTGTTTGTTCAAAAGTGGGATGATAAGTTATGCCCTAAAAAGGAAGATTACTCGATTTTCTTTGCAACAATGCAGGAGCTTAGCAAAGACAATTCTGGTGAAAAGATATACGTTAAGGATTCAGAAAACGGTGAAAATGTACTTGATAGCCACGGTCATTTAATTGTTAAGCATGACTTATATAACCATGATAATAAAACGCAGGATGGCATTGCAGAAGCATTCATTGAATTTGCTAAAAAGGAAGGTTTAAGTTTTTTTCGATAAGCCCGTCCGTTGAACCTTTTAATGAACCGAGATATAAGGCTTTGATGGATGGGCTGGAGGCAGTTGAAATTAACCTTAGTGTATGCAAAGATATTATTGATTTTAGAATAGATGCAAATACATATAAGAAAAACTACATTAAATCTGAAAAACTAATAAGCGAAAAACCAAATAAAAAAATTGAAGATCTTTCAATTTCGGTTCAAAACTTTGGTGCGTACTCATTATGTAACTTTATCAATTTTACGAATACAGGTATCCCTTTTTTAATGACATACAATATTCGTCATAATTACATTGATTGGAATATAGAAAAGTGTGTTGATGTAGAGAGCCATAATAAACTCTATAAATCTCATTGCTTTAAGAATCAAATATTAGTAACTATGGCAGGAGAATACCTAGGAAGGGTTGCTGTCTATAATAGAGATTTTGTTTGTAGCTCAAATCAAGCAATAGCAAAAATAACATTAAAAAATGGCATAAGCCCATATATGATCTCCACTTTTTTAAACTCTATTCATGGTCAAAATCAAATTAATAGATATAGGACAATAACAGGACAGCCAAATATTAATATGTCGCTAATAAAAAATTTAAGGATACCAATTTTTACAATTGCTTTTCAATGTGAAATCGAAAATGCCGTTAAAGCTGCCCATGTTAGATTAGAAAAATCACAATCTCTCTATGAAGATGCTGAGAAAATATTACTTAAGGAATTGGGCTTAACCGTTTTTGCATTAAGTAAAAAAAATTTTTCGATAAAAAGCTTCTCAGAAAGTCTCGGAATATCCGGAAGATTGGATGCGGAATATTACCAGCCAAAATATGACGAACTACTCTCTGCTATAGCAAAATATAACAGTCATAAGCTAGGCGATATCGTAAATATAAAAAAATCTATTGAGCCTGGCAGTGAAGCCTATCAAGAAGAAGGTATCCCCTTTATTAGAGTATCTAATATTTCCAAATTTGAACTTACTACGTCTGAAATACATTTAGACAGGGCATTTTATGAAATCGAAAAATTAAAACCACTTAAAGATACAATTTTACTTACTAAAGACGGAAGTGTCGGTATTGCTTATAAGGTTAATGAGGATCTTGATGTTATTACCTCGGGCGCGATTTTACATCTTACGGTAAAGAATAATGGATTTCTTCCCGACTATCTCACATTGGTCTTGAATTCGATAGTAGTACAATTACAAGCTCAAAGAGATGCCGGCGGCTCAATTATTCAACATTGGAAACCTTCTGAAATTGAAAAGGTGCGTATACCCATTCTAGATATTCCTGCACAACAGATAATCACAAATAGAATTCAAAAATCTTTTGCTCTTCGTAAAGAGGCCGCCAAACTACTCGAACAGGCAAAACAAACGGTCGAAATAGCAATAGAATATGGAGAGGAAAGTGCTTTGAATTTTCTAAAAACCGCTGTTGAGGGAGTTGATATAAATGCCTAATTATCATGATTGGATTGACAAAATAGACATAGAAATAGATTATTTTTCAGCATTCATAAAAGCATGGATCGCTTTTAATGCTTGGTATCGTTCAGATTATAGCGAACGCAGCGATAGAGAAATCATCGAGAAAATCAAAAATGAAAGCAACCGTTTCCGTACATATATTTGTAATTATTTAGATGGGAGAGACAAAAATTCTTTAGAATTTCAAAAGAGCATTGGAGAGTTACATCGCGCGCTTGCAAATGCAGCTATAACAACACAGGAACGAGGCGGAATAAGAATGCCTATTTCATTTACAGAAATCGCACTTACTAATCCGCAAACAAATACTGAAGCAACTTATCGTGTGTGCAATTATAAAGTTCAACGGACAGGATCAAAAGTTAAAACTGAAATAATGAATATTCAAAAAACGACAACCCATTTTTCTTTTATACAAGATAACTATGATATTGACGAATTACAACGTCATGGAGATTTCTTTAACCTAAGTGATGAAAGAAAATTGCAGTGTTTGGCAAACTATCGCATGATTTGTCCATATATATCAGAAAGCATTTTATCCTCAGAAACAACGGCGAAAATACTTGGTGAGTTTGGGTTTGTTAATGACAATATAAAGATCAGTAGAGGTATCGTTGAAATACTATATTTGCTGAGGTGTTCACTCATGCATGGAGAATTATCTCCTGATCGTAATGCGAGTGAAGTATTTAAATATGCATATGAAATACTTGTAGCCGTATTGAAAAAATTAGCATGAAAAAATGGCCCACTATATAACATCAAATCTAATTGATCAGGCAAAACATTTAGTTCTTGATGACAATAGGCATTATGCTTTACGGCATATTCTGGTTATAAGTAGTAAAATAGCATAAAGCTTAATAAAATCCCGAGTTTAAAAAAACTGCTGATCCGCAGCGGTTTTCGTGCGTTTATGGGATCATTTTACATATACTGGGTGGGACTTTTGGTATAAATGATAGGCACCCAACCACCTTTTACTCCAAAATATTACCTTCATCTGTAAGCGGATTGGGGTATTCCTCCCACAAACTTGGAAGGGCTCCAAGCGCAGCAGTAACTACTGTAACAAGAAAATCAACGTCCTCACGGCTATATATAGGTTTTTTCCCAACATGATGAAAGGGGTTAGCCATAGAGTTTAAATCTTTTAAACTTATTAGCCATACCATAAGTCGCTTTTCATCGGGAGTATACTTATCTGGGATTTTCCAATCGTCCTTAAACTCGTTAGTGATACCTTTACCGATCTTTAGCGCTGCTTGATACCAAGCATCCGAGGTATTTTCATTCGGGAACCACAGATCCTGCCAGGTAAGAATTGCAAATTGTACTGCTTTACGAAGACAACGACCTGCCTCATGAGTTTGATTTATTCTGATCTTATCTAGGGATTCAAATAACCCCTCACATGCAGTATTCCAACACTCTTTTGTGAGCCCATTATCTGATTTTAATCCTTTAGGCAGTATAGTTTTAACCGGAATTAATTTTGTCTCAGGGTAACCCCATATCTTCAGGAATTTCAGCCATTTACTTGCATCAATATCAATCCCATCCGAATAATGGCTAGAATACATTTCCAAATCACCGTCGATCTTAGCGAGCATTGAAAGACCAATGCGTAACCTTACATACCTGTCTTGTGTATTCTCAGCTTCTTTCGTTAACAAATGAATCCACTTGTGATCAATTTGAAACTCAAGCTGATTTTGATTATGGATAGGGCTAAATCCAGTTTGAATATAGCATGAATCTTGTTTCACACTAGCAGCAATCCCGATTATTTTAGACGTGCTTAAATATGAATAGTGAACTCCTATGCTTTCGAAGTTTTCAAACTGTAGAGTTAATATAGGATTCAATGCTGATCCTGAGGCGTAAACATCTCTAAGTTTTGCATGAATAATGACCTTCGATGTGTCCCCATTTTTATGGAAATCCCACTTAGTCACTAAAAACACCATCCTTCACTGAAAACCCAAAAGTAAGGATCTTCCTTGTCCTTTGTCATTTTAACCCCCTGTGCCCTTCTCCCCATTGATGTTAAGCCTAGCCTAATTATAAAGATTATTATTACAAATGTTAGCATACTTTTGCGTTAATTGTTATTTTTAAACTAAAATGCTCACATTATCTATATTATGGTAAAATATGTATCAAAGGCATTGCGGTTTACGGAGGCAAACATGAATAAACATTTATACAAACCACTTATTTGGGCCCTGTTGTTTTGCATAATATTTTCTGTACCTACCCTTGCAACCCCCACCGTTACCCTTGATGGAAAGCAGATGTCATTTGATGTTCCAGCGATAATCGAAAATAACACTACCCTTGTACCCCTTCGGGCAATATTCGAGTCGCTAGGAGCTACAGTAGAATGGAATGATCAAACTCAAACTGTAACCGCCATCAAAACAGGAACACAGATAAAACTTACCTTAGGTCAAGCCACCGCATATAAGAACGGTTCCCCTGTTTCCCTAGCCGTTCCGGCTAAAAGCATTAATAACCGAACTATGGTACCACTCCGATTCGTATCTGAAGCCCTCGGCGCTCAAGTTAATTGGGATGGATACACTCAAACTATTACAATACTTTCCGTGCCAACGCCCGGATCCACGATGCCCCCTTCTGGCATTACTACTGTTCACTTCATAGATGTCGGCCAGGCAGACGCTATTTACATAGACCTTCCCGGGAATGATGATATTCTAATCGATGGTGGCAATGTAGCAGATAGCACTACTGTTGTTAACTACCTTAAAGCACATGGAGTTGACACCCTTGAGCTCCTTATAGCTACTCACCCGCACGAAGATCATATAGGTGGCCTACCTTCAGTACTTGAAACTTTCAAGGTAAATGAAATAGTAGACAGCGGCATGACCGCTACCACAAACATCTACAGCCGGTATACAGCTGACGCTAAAGCCGAAGGTTGCACCTGGGTGGCTGATAACAGACAGACCTTTACTTGGGGAAATGTTGCCCTACAGATCCTAACCGGACCTGAAACCTGGCAGGATGTAAATGATTATTCAGTAGTTACCCGGCTAGACTGCGGGAATATAGAGTTCCTCTTCGATGGTGATGCAGAAGCCCCAGCTGAGGCTGCCCTACAAGGAGATATTAGTGCAGAGATTCTTAAGGTGGGTCATCATGGCAGCACATCTTCATCCAGCTATAGCTTCCTTTCACGAGTAATGCCCCAGGTTGCAATCGTATCGGTTGGTACCGGTAATACCTATGGTCACCCGGCTGCAGGAACGCTGACCAAACTACAGGCCACCGGATCAAAGATCTACCGGACGGATCTGAACGGAAACATAGTGGTCACCACTGACGGAAACACATATACAGTAGTTACTGATAAGACCCTACCGGTACCGGCTGTACCAGTTATAACCCCGGCACCGACCACGCCGGCCCAGAGTACTGGTGTTTATGTAGGCAGTATTAAATCTGATAAGTACCATTACCCCAGCTGCAGGTATGCACAAGCCATACTTTCGGGTAATCAGATATGGTTTGCCAGCGAGGCAGAAGCCCTAGCGGCAGGATATGGGCCGTGTGGGGTGTGTAAACCGTAAAGTAATATACACATTTTTATTGTTAATCATTGAACAGTAAGGAGATGAGTGGTTTAATGGAAGAAAAAAGAAATGTCATATCTTTCATGAACATGAAAGGTGGAGTAGGAAAAACTACGGTATGTGTTAATATTGCAGGGACCTTAGCCACTATGAATCAAAAGGTTTTGATTATAGATATGGATCCCCAAATGAATGCTTCACAATACTTACTAAGTCCAAGCCTTTTAGAACAACAGTTAAGATCAAAAAAAACAGTATACGAATTGTTTCGGAAGGATATAGAAGGTGAAATACCCAGTCTCAGTGGTTCCGAATTACCTGAAGAAACAATAGGCAATGAAAGAGAGCTAATATTTAATGTTAGAAATAATTTGGATATACTATGTGGCAATCTAAGCATGACAAAAGTTACTAGTGATACTAATGGCACTTTAACCGACTATTTACAGTTCTTCATACAAAGCAATGAACTTCAAAAAGAATACGATTTTATTTTCATAGATTGTCCTCCAACTAGTTCAATATATACCACATCTTCACTTAAAGCTTCAAATTTTTATATATTAGTAATTAAACCGGACTTCTTATCAACTATTGGACTCGACCTATTTGAAAGTATTATTAATACATATAACTTACGTAGAACCAGTCAAAATAAGGTCCATCCATTAGGAGTAGTAATAAATTTATTTCAGCGTAGTAATGATTACCATAATCAGAAAATACAGACCATTAAAGATAATAACAAGTTTACTACAGTATTCGAAACTGTAATTGCTAATAAAATCCCTATAGCAACAAGTAGCGAAGACCAAAAACTTATGTATGAAACTAGGGGATGTAAAAAAACTGTCGAACGCTTAACGAAAGAATTCTTAAAAATTTATAACGCGAAGGTGGGATAAAATATGTTAGATGATAAGACACTTGACTTGGTAAATAAATACTTAAAGATTAAACCTACTTTACAAAAAAAAGAGGATGATTTTAAAGATCGATCCCGTTTGCAGCAATTACTTGCAACAAGCATTTTAAATGACATTATTCTATCCAAAAACCTATTCAAGCGTAATGCCATCATAGCTGAATTTCTTGCCTCTTATTTTGATTTGTTATTGAGCAAATCTGCTTTAAATTCGAGAACCACTATATGCGGCAGAATTACCAGACACATAATGGGAATTGAAGATGAAGATCAGTTGATATCGTTATTAAATGTACTCTATAAAATCCTAATAAAAATTTCTAATGGAGATGATTTATTAAAAAAGGACACCCAAGATGTCATTCGGGGGATAAAGTTATAATATGGACTACATTTCAAATCATAAGCAAACGATTATTCACAATACTATCAGCACTATGAATTCGCTTAAACAAATATATATTGATATCAATGCTTTAAAAAATAGATCATTTTATAAAGAAATAACTAAATACTATTCTGCAATTGCCATTATTATTAATACACTCAAAGCGAACGAATACAGCGAACCAAGAAGAACTTTGCTTGATAATATTTTATTGAATTTCTGTTCATTAATTCACTGTATTGTTTTGAGAGATATAAAGTTGATAAATTTCATTTTCAGAAATATTATTGAAAGCATAATTAGATATTTAACCAATGAACTTACATCCCGTGATTTAGATTTACTCTTTAAAAGTTTAACAACATTTCCTTCCGACGGTTTTACCGGTCCAAATTTGATTCAAAAATATGGAGGACAACTAAAAGACATTTATACTAGAAACTGCCTATACGTTCATACTGATACCTCTAAAATACCAACTAATCTCGTTAACTTATCTGATTATAAAAATTATGATAGTGATAATGAAATATCTGTCTTATTAAACGATTTTAAGATACTTAATCTAGCTATTATTAGTTTGTATAAGATATTCTATAAGAATTTATACAGTGATACTCCGATTAACCAAAAATCATATATAGATGAACTAACGCCCTTAGACTATCGCGTAGAATATCAAAGCTTTTTACATGATTCTATCCAGCCTAGACTTTAGAAAAATTCTTTTGAGATTTTCGGAACATTTGTTCCTGTTCGTCTTTCCTTTCTGATACTATATAAACATATCCGTTTCAAATCTCCTATTAATTCAATAACGTTAAAGGAGTGGTACCATGCCTACCGCCGCTATTTATTGTCGCCAATCGTTCTACAAAGAAGACTCCTGCTCCATTGACATGCAAATTGAACGTTCCAAAGCTTTTTGCATTAGCCAGGGATGGGATTACATAGTTTACGATATAGATAAAGGCTATTCTGGGAAGGACACTGACCGGCCAGGGTTCCGGCAAATGATGAAAGATATCACAGCGGGCAATATCAATTATGTAGTGGTCTATAAACTGGATCGTATCTCTCGTAATCTTAAGGATTTCTTCGGCCTCATGGAAGAGTTTAAATCTCGAGAAGTTGGGTTCCGGTCCTTGACAGAGAACTTCGATACTACAACACCAATGGGTCGGGCCATGTTGGCTATAATTGCAGTCTTTGCCCAGCTGGAAAGAGAAACTACAGCTGAACGTGTACGTGATAATATGCTAGACCGTTTCCGCTTAGGGATATGGAATGGTGGGCCTATCCCCTTTGGGTTCCTTGGGGACAAGACTACCATATTGGTTAATGGTAAAGAAAAAGCTGTTTCCGTCCTAGTCCAGGATGAAACTGAAGCTGAATATATTAAGCAATTCTATGGGTGGTACCTGGAACCCCAGGGCTCATACCTTTCGAATACTACAACAGCTAATGGGCTT